GTGCCGTATATGGGTATACCCACGGCAGGCATCGCATCGCAGGCCTCAATCGCGCGGGTTATGGGTGGATTCTAAGGGATAACGGCACTAATGCGGGCAAGTCTAAGGCCCTAGGCAGGCAGTACCGAGCCGAGCCGAAGAGTAAGAGCCGAGCCGAAGAGTAAGAGCCGAGCCGAAGAGTAAGAGCCGAGCCGAAGAGTAAGAGAAGAGTAAGAGAAGAGTAAGAGCCGAGCCGAACAGCCGAACAGCCGAAGAGTAAGAGAAGAGTAAGAGAAGAATAAGAATTTCCGATCTCAAGCCCATGGATAGTATATAATAATCTATCTTAGTATAAGAGAATGCCGTATCTCAAGCAAGAGGCCCCCACCAAGGGGGAACGCGAGTGGAGATGAGAGTAAGGTTGGGACTCCGACACAGACTTGTCACAGTTTTCAAAGTATTATACGATATTCGCATATCATACCCCCTTCCTAGTGGAGTGTTAAGCATAACCTCTCAACCCACAGTACAATGGGATAAGGGAGATATGAGGATGACGGAATCGGAACGCAAAGAGCCGGGCAAGGTCAAGTTGCCAATTCATAGCGCACGCGCCAACAATGCAATGTCACAAGCGGAAGAGGAGTCTGCAAAGGGGCTAGCCCAGAGGGAGGCGGATGTAGACAAAAGAGCCGACCTCATGTATTGGGAAGCCTTGGAGTCAGCAGGCTTCAACCCATTTGCAAAGATCGTAGAGATCGCAGAAAACGCCGAAAGTGAATCAGTGCAGTTGGACGCGGCCAAGCACCTTGCAGGGTACTTGAAGGCCTCCAAGAGGAGCAAGCCCGATACAGAGCAGGCGTTAGGGGTACAGGTAGTAATACAGCACTTCGAGCGTGAGGACTTACATTGATGGTAGCCCTATTGCAGTCGTATGACCGTCACGGAAAGCCGCTGTTCGTCCCTAGGGATTATCAGCTAGAGGCGTTTGAAAAGAGGGATGAGGGTATTCGCTTTGTCATGTGTGTATGGCATAGACGAGCGGGTAAAGACTTTTCATGGATACACAGAACCGTCACCGATATGTGGAATCGTCCCGGCAACTACTGGCATATCTTCCCCCAGCACAAGCAAGCGCGAAAAGCCATTTGGACGGGTACGGATAACCAAGGGGAGCCGATCATGTCCGCCTTTCCCGAGGCATTAATACACCGCAAGCGTGACGATGAAATGATGTTGTGGATGGAGAATAAGGACAAGGGACTCTCCACGTGGCAGTTGTGTGGGTCTGATAACACCGATGCGTTGGTAGGGGCCAACCCGCAAGGCGTCGTCATATCAGAGTTTGCATTGTGTGAGCCAACGTTGTGGCCATTCCTTTCACCCATTCTGCGAGCCAACAAAGGATGGGCGGTATTCATTTTCACCCCGCGTGGGTACAACCACGCAAAAGAAATGCTGGATGCGGTAGGGGAAGACCCTAATTGGTTTGTGTCCGTCAAGACGATTGACGACACGTACAAGATCGAGGAGGGGAAAAGAGTCCCCATTGTGACGGCGGACGATATAGCGCAGGAGCGCATAACCAACAAAGAGAACTTTATCCAGCAGGAGTATTACTGCTCATTCGAGGCGGATTTATCGGGGTCCTACTACGGCAAAATGATGTCAGACGCAATGGAGGACGGGCGGATTGTGGAGACGCTCCCGTACGACCCGCGCCTGAAGACGTACACGTCGTGGGATTTAGGGCACAACGACTCCACCGCCATATGGTTTATCCAAGAAGACCCATTCGGTGCGCTTCGCTTGATTGATTACTACGAAAATAACGAACAGCCCCTAGGGCACTACTTAGAGGTTGTAAAGAAAAAGCCCTACCACTACGAAAAGCACTATGCCCCCCACGACATCAGGGTGAAGGAACTCACGTCAGGAAAGAGCCGATGGGAGTATGCGCGTGATCACGGTATCCGCTTTGCAGTGGTTGACAAGATAGGGGTAGCAGAAGGGATTGAGCGGGTGCGCCTCATATTGCCACGGTGCTACTTTGCAAAGTCAAAGGTAAATCAGGGCGTGAAAGCGTTGCGGATGTACCGTAAACAGTTCAACGAAAAGAAAAAGATTTTCGATGACCACCCGTATCACGACTGGACCTCCCACCCAGCGGATGCGCTCCGAACATTCGCCGTGGGGCACAAGGCGACACGCAAAGGGAAAGACCTTCCACGCGTGGCGAAGACGGACTACCCATTGTTTGGATGAGGTTTGTGTGAGACCGCTATACAACTTATATAATTATATATATAACCAAGGGGGCACGGCATGGGTGGCACACCAAAAGTAAAAGAGATCGCAACGGACCCCGCGCCGCAACTCAACGATGCGAGCGTACAGCAAACCAAAAAGTACCAAGCGTCCGTATTGTCAGGGTTATTCAAGGACACGAAGCTCAAAGGTGGCAACAGCGGGGATTCCAAAAGCCTACTAGGGAGTTACTTCACTTGAGCGTAGACATGATGGTAAATGCATTGCTGGACGAGCATAGGACGCTCGATGCCGAGCGTAGTAACTACTTGCACGAGTGGCAAGAGATACGGCGATACGTGTTGTACGGCGCGGATACCTTCAATACCAACTACCACGCCAAGCGTCCAAACAGCCCAGATGTATATGATTCCACCGCCGCCGATGCGCATAGCCGCTTGGTGAGTTCGTTTCAGGGGTATGTCACCCCGCCGTCAATGGCGTGGTTTGACCTTAGGTTATCAGACCCCACGGTGAACATAACGCACGCGATGAAATCGTGGCTCCAGTTGGTACAACGAATTTTGTTGGATACACTAGCGGCGGGGGACTTTTATCAGCGTTCACTTGAAATGTATGGCGACATTGTGGCGTATGGTACGGGTGTCTTTTATACCGAGGGCGAAGGGTCCAAGCGCGGTGTGCGCTATCGCTCAATCCCCTTGCGTGAGTGTTTCGTTGCACGTGATGCGTATGGCGCATTAAACACGTTGCACCGTAAGTTTATGATGACAAGTCGGCAGTTGATGGGGCGGTTCCCAGAGTTTAAGGATGAAAAGTTCCTCAAGACGGCGGCCAAATACCCTCACCAAAAATGGGAAGTGATTCACGTCGTCACGGCGCGTGAAAACGCGAAGGGGAAAGGCCGCAAGCGTAAGCCGTTCGCATCCTATTACATTCTGGTTGACGGCAAAAAGATGATTGACGAAGGGGGCTATGATGAAATGCCATACCAGACCCCACGATGGGAAGTCGTGAGCGGTGAAGAGTACGGCCGATCTATTTCACAAAAAGCCTTACCAGACATTCGTATGGCTAATGAGATTGCGAAGGTAAACCTCAAGGCCGCGCAAAAAGCAATTGACCCGCCGTTTGCATTGCCGTATGACACGTTTCTTTCCCCTGATATTAACCTAGGGCCAGGCGGCGCCAATTGGTACGACAGCACCATTGCCAACGCGGGGTTTGTGCCGCTGGTAAGTGGGGCCAGCCCCCAAAGCGGATTGGCGGTATTGGAGTGGTACACCAACAAGATTTTGCGGATGTACATGTCCGATTTACTGCAAGAGACCAAGACGGCCGAAATGAGCGCAACCGAGAGCCATCAAAACATGGAAGCGCGTATGAGACAGAACGCGCCAGAGTTTGGACGCTTGACGAATGAGTTTTTAAATCAGTTGATTGTTCGATCATTTAATATCCAAGCACGGCAGGGCAATATCCCCGAACCTCCTGAAGATATGGGCAAATTGGAAATCGTGTACGAAAGCCCCCTTGCGCAATCGCAGAAGGCTCAAAAGTTAGGGAGCATCGAGCGGATGTTGCAATTCCTCCCAGCCCTTGCACAGATCAACCCCGAAGTATTAGACAACATCGACCCAGACGACGCGGCACAAGAGGTTGCAGAATACATGGGCGTGCCTAAGAAAATCATGCGTGACCCTAAAGAGATTCAGCAAATACGTGAAGCGCGTCAACAACAACAGCAGGAACAACAGCAATTACAGGCCGCCGAGCAGGCGGGTAGCGCGTACGAAAGTGCGGCTAAAGGCGATGCCGCTATGGCGCAAGTAGCAGGGCAGGAGGCTCCCCCACAGTGAAGGCCCTTTTAAATTGGTTTAACAGAATAAGCATAACGAAGCAACAACGCAATATCGTGTTGTGTGACGTTTTCAAGACGCCGAGCGGGAGACTGGCACTGGCAGAAATCATTGTACGTGCGCGTTTGGATGCAGACCCTTTCCTACTGGCGCAAGGGGACTTGAACAAACTGGCGTACTTCGCAGGACGCCAATCAATGGCAAAAGAACTATTACACGCAATTAACCTAACAGAACAGGAGATACAGTTTAATGGAGCAGACAACCGAGAGCCTATCAGCTTCTAACACAGGAGGGCAAACCCAGTCCGAGGGCACACCTAATCAACCTTTAGAAAACGGCGGCGCACAGGGGCAACAAACGGCCACGCGTGAAAAAACCGAATCGTTGATTGACGACGCGCTAAAGAGTGACGCCCCATTTGAGATCCCAGAAACCCTCACAGATGACAACCGCGCCGCCTTGTACAAGGCAATGGGTGTCCCAGAAGAGGCAAGCGGCTACGAATTGAGCTTTAAACAAGAAGACCACCCAGAGGTGATGTTCAACGACGATCATCAATCCAAGTTCAAGGAGGCGATGCACAAAGCCAACCTAAGCCCAGAACAGGCAGACATCTTGTTAGGTGAACACTTAGGGTTTCTCAAAGGTGCGATGGACCAAGCCGATGAAGGCGTAAAGCAGGGGATTGAAGAGGCGAAAGCAGACCTCAAAAAAGAGTGGGGGGGTGAATATGACACTAACCTACAAAATGTCGTAGGACTGATTCAGAACTATGGCGGCGAGGAAATGATTGCGCTCGTTCAGGAAACGCCGTTAGGCAACCAGAAAGCCTTGCTTAATATGCTATCAAAATTAGCAAAAGAAGTAGGTGAAGACACCTTGACCACAGGGGATTCACGCGGAAACGGAAAAACGCAAACGCCAATGGATTTCTTAAAAAATGAGGATAACAGCGCGGCGTACAGAAACTCCAACCATCCACGACATGCAGAAGTTAGGGATGCGATGGAAGGGCTTTACAAGTCCCAGTATGGCGTGAAGTAAGACAGATTTTTAGGGGAAGGCAGACGAATTAAGGTAAAAAAAAGAAGGGGTAAGTAGAAATGGTAGCACCATTATCAAATGCGGAAATTAAAGCGTTAGAACCCGTGTATGCGGCGCAATATGACGATTCATTCCGCATGTATTTGAGCGAAGTAAACGATGTTTTCTCAAAGTGTACAACCAATCTCTCATTAGAAAATGCGCAGGATGGTTACATTGACTACATGGATGATCGTCAAGTCCGTATGCGTGAGAAGCTTGAAAAGTTTGGACGTACGCAGTTCACCGAAGTACCGATGTTACAGCGTCGCTACACGTGGCGTGAGTGGAACATTGCGTTTCCTATTTCCCGCCGTGATTATGGGCGCTTCAAATACGACCCTACCAATCAGTACGTACGTGCGGGTGTAAATGCATGGAACCGCGAAAAGAACGCGCAGTTTTTGGCTCGTTTCTTTGCAACGTTTTGGCAACGAAACCCCAACGGTGCAGAGGTACAGGTTGCGTTCCCAGCCGCGAATATCTTAGCCCACGACACTCACCTGTATGACACGCAAACGGGGACTACAGGACTTACGGTGTCTAAGCTTATGGCGATGCAGAACTTGGCAGAAGACAACCAAGCGCATGGCGATGTATTTGATGAGTATGGCTCACAATATTACATTGCGTGTACCACGCGTGATCTTAACTTTTTGAAGTACGACATCCGTCGTCAAGCAAAATCAGACCTTAGCGACAAAATGGTCATGAGTGGCGACAGATTATTGGCGTGGGGCGGATTCAAGTTTATCACCCATCCCGGTATTCCAGTGGTGGGTGCAAACCGTCGTCTTCCCGTATGGACGCCAGACGCCGTAGGGCACGTAAAGGGTGACACCTTTTCGCAAGTATCGCTTCTGTTGCCAGACGTTGAGTACAACGGACAAGTGTACGTCGAGGGCAAGATTGATTTCTTACGCTTGATGGACCAAGCGTGTTACGGAATTGATTGCGCCATAACCCCCGCCGCTGGTGCTTAATTAGCGCAATACAAATATCACACGTTTAATAATGAGGTAATGTAAAATGCCAGATTTTAATAGTTTACAGGAAGCAAACCGCGTCCTGAACCGCGCATCCGTTGCGAACGAAACCAACGCGCTTGTAAAGTCAGAGTTGTTTGAGTTTGTGGCCCCCGCAGGAGTAGTAGCGGGTGATCGCGTACTCTTAGGCCGCGTGCCCCACGGGGCGCGTATTTTGCCACAGAGTCAAGTGCATCATACGGCGTTAGGGACGTCGGTCACCATTGGCATTGGCTACGAGGCGTTCACCGATATTGCGGGAGTCGCCGTGACGGCGGCTCCCGCAGGAGTCCTAGCCGTCGCCGCCGCCGCCGCGGCAGGGAGCCGTTTCTTTGACCTAGCGGGGACGTCGAAGATCAACTTTAGCGGCCGCCCTGTGCCGCTTTGGCTCACGTTCGCAGGCGGCGACGTCGCAACAGACGGAACCGTGCGCGTTTATTTACAGTACACCAATCTCAACTAAAGGGGTAAGGCATGTCATCGGTTACAGAAATCGTAAACAATGCCTATCGCCTTTTAGGCGAAGGGCGCATAAACGACTTAGCGGAACCGACAACGCTAGGTCAATACGCCCGTGATGTCTATGAGCAGACAACCGCAGATTTGTTGTCACGGTACGCGTGGAACTTCGCAGTAAAGCTTTCCCCTCCCTTGGGGATAACGACCAACGTTCAGGTATTTGAGGGGGAGTTTGCGTTTAACGTCCCCCTTGATTACTTATCCGTGGTGGACGTGTTGACGGAATCGGGTCAAAAGATCGTGAGCTACGAAGTTCGTGAGAACACGATTATCTCTTATTGCAACGTCATTCGGATTAAGTACGTCAGCAGGGCGGAAGAGTATAGGTTTTCAGCGGCGTTTAGAGAGGCGTTATCGTACGCCCTTGCGTCTAAGTTAGCCGATTTGGTCAAGCAAAGCAACACGGATGGGGAGCGATTTGCCATCATGGCAGAACGTCAATTAAGCAGGGCGCGTTTTCACGACTCCTCCGAGCAACACCCTATTATTCGCGATGATAATGTATTCATTAAATCGAGGTCTGGCTATGGGGTATCCCAGTAACAACGCGCAATTTGATTTTAGTAGCGGTTCGGTGTCCCCTATGTTTTGGGGCCGCCGTGATTTAGACGCGTGGAAAAGCTTTTTACGCGACGGCTTGAACATGCAGATCAATCCGTCGGGCGCAATACAACGCCGCCCGGGCACATTGTTTTTAGGGGCGGCCAAGTTCAACAACCGAGCGGTGACGATTCAATCCTTTCAGGTATCCAAGACTCAAACCCTTGCGCTTGAAATAGGGCATTTGTACGTTCGCTTTTGGATAAATGACGCGCTGGTGATGGACGGCCCGAGCGTCTACGAAGTCGTTACACCCTTTGAGGACAGCCACATTGGTGATTTAGCATTCGCTCAAAAAAACGATGTTCTGTTTATCACACACCCCGATTTTGCCCCCCGCCGCCTAAACAGGTTTTCGCAATTGGATTGGACGCTCACCACGCTCACGCGATTTGATGGGCCGTATGACGACATAAATTTAGAGGCCGCCCGCACCTTAACGGTGGGTTCGGCCTTGGCAAGCCTCCGATGGGTTATCACGTCGAGCCTAAGTCAATTCGTGGCAACGGACGTTACCCGCCATTTGCGGTTACAGATTGGCGGGCTTTGGTATTGGGGCGTGATTGAAATCTTTACGAACGCAACAACCGTGACGGTGGACTTTTCACAATCAGGGCTTGTGGGCGGGACCACGAGTAACTTTAGAATGGGCGCGTGGTCAAACACGTTAGGGTGGCCTAATCACGTAACCCTCTTTGACAACCGCCTCTATTTTGCGAACAGCAAGACGTACGCGCAATCGTTTTGGTCTACATATTTTGGGACGACCTCACGCTTTTCCCCTACGGAAAGGCAGGGGTCAACAGACATCATTACAGAGCTTACGGCCATAACAGGCACATTAAGCGGCGAACGCCCCGCCAATATCCGTTGGATGCGTTCATTTAGCGCGTTGTTTTTTGGTACGGATAACGGCATATATTCAAGCATAAGCAATCAGACGACCCCCGCCGATTTTCAAGTATCGGTGCAGACGGAGTGGCCAGCGGCCAGTGTAAAGGCCGTCACTATGGGTGGGCACACACTCTACCTCCATGAAATGGGGCGTACGTTGTACAGCTTGCTTTTCAGTGAGGAGCGCGGGGGCTACGCCTCCAGCGACATTAGTGTATTTTGGAAGCATTTACTATCAAGTCCGATTGAAAAGATGACGACGTGCGCTTTCCCGCTTGATGTCATATGGTTGGTAGACGCAAAAAACGACTTGTTTAGCGTAGGCTTCAAGCCAGACCAGCAGACCGTCAACTGGATGCGGTGCAGATTGGCGGGGGATGTCAAAAAGATTCACGCCGCAACAGGTATCCGCCGCCCAGATTTGGGGCGTGACACGTTGTATTTGGCGATAGACCGCATGGTGAATAGCGTGCGCATAACCACAATTGAGCGCATGGCCAAGGACTACAACGCAGAAGATCACGACAACGAAACGCAGGCGATTCATGCCGAGTATTGCGACTCTTCAAAGGTGTATGAGTTTGAAACGGACACAAGCGTCCTTACAGGATTGGCGCACCTTGAAGGGCAACAGATCGTCGCACTAGTAGACGGCATTCCTGTTGAAGGGTTAGTCGTGGTGGGGGGGAGCGTAACGCTTCCCATTGCAGGGAAACGGATTGTGGCGGGATACCCCTATTACAGCGGATTCAAGACAATTGACGTGGAAGGCTCATCCCCTAAAGGCCCTACAATCGGACTAAATAAGAACGCCCATCACGTTTGCTTTCAGCTTTATCAATCATACTCATTTTATGTAGCCCCGTTAGGTGGGCAGGGGTCTCTTGTTCAGCTTTACGGTGCAAACATCATTAGATCAGATGCATTTGAGCACTTTACAGGGGTAACAGACGAGTGGCCTTTGGATTCAGGAAACAAAAGAGAGCAGGCAATTGAAGTATGGACTACACAGCCCTTACCCTTGACCATTTTAGGGATTTACTACCGAGTGGACACCAAAGACTAGTACACTTTCATCCGAGTGATGCCTTCCTTATGAAGATGCAGAATGCGGACGTGTTGACGAGTGGTTTAATTGGCGACCCCGAAGCACTAGAGCGATACCAAGAGTTGCACAAAGGCCCCGCATTGACACTCATTGAAAACAAGCGGCCTACATTTTGCATGGGGTTACATATGCGCCCCGATGGGTGGGTAGAACCGTGGGTAAAGCTCACAAAACAGGCCAGCATAAAGCTTGTAATCAGGATGATACGCCGCGCGTTGTCGTTGATCGACATTGAATTAGTCGCACAGATTGGAGGCCGTGACGAATACGAAGAGGCCGTGTGCGAACGATTTATGGCACGTTTTGGCTTTGAGCCGAATGGAGACAAGACACTTTACGAGGTGCAAAGGGGAAAGTTGATGATGACGCTAAAACGTAAAGAGCGAGGTGTCCCATGCCTATAGACCCAGTAACAGCGGCGGCGATTGCAGGGGGGGCGCAATCCTCCATGAAGGGCATTTTTAACGCCCTTGACAACACGCGTAACAAAATGGCAGGACTGGAAATCTCACGTATTCAGCGTAACCAGCGACTAAATAATGAGCTACTGCGTACGAAAATGGACAGCGATCAGATGACGTTTGGCCAAGCCTTAGGCCAACGCATGATGCAAAGCATGCGTGGCGGCTTAGAGATGAGCGGGAGTTTGCTTGACACGCAGTCACAAAACGCCGGGATGATGCAACAGGAAATGAACGCCACGCGCTTTCAAACATATTTACAAAACTTGCAGTTGCAGGACAACATTGTCAATCAGCAACAGGCGATTAGAAACAACAACAGAAATAAAGTCTTAGGGCTTTTGGGGGCGAGTGTAGACACTGGCTCTTCTGTAGCAAACAGTGATTGGTTCGAGGGCATGATTAAAAAGGGTAACGCATAATGGGCAGTAATCAGAATCAGTCGAGCCTCTACCTTCCGTCGCAAGATGCGATAGTGGCTCCAAACACAAGTATCGGCAGTACGCGCTTTATCCCAGAAGTCGATGTGTCGGTACTGAACAGAAGCATTGAAGAAGCGGCGAAAATGTTTCAAGCGCGTCAGCAGGACATGATGTTGCTTGAATCCAAGCAGGAGCTTAGCAAAAGCCGTATGTCGTATGAGAAAGAGTTAGGCCTATTTCAAACGCAATTATTGCAAGCGGATGAGAACGGTATTGTGCATACCACCGATGCCGAGGGGAAAGAGACCACCACGTCAATTGATGATTTGTACAAGCAGGTACAGGACAAAGCCAAGGCGCGATCAGCGGAATATGGGAAGCGGTTCAACACAAGCACCTTTAACACGGACCGCATACAGATGGAAAATTACTCACAGACCTACCAAGCCTTAGCCCAGCGTGAGCTTTTTGCAAATAAAGATGCGTTGATGGTAGCACGGGCGCAACGTGCAGAGGAGGATATATTTAAGGCGACACTTGCGGATATTAAAGGGACTACACCTGTAGGGGACTTGGTGGCGCACCACGAACAATACACAGCGCACCTCCAAAATGTAGGCACATTAGGCGCCAAGTACGTCACAGAACAATCGCAAGTAATGGCGGTAGCCCTTGTTAAACAGAAGCTAGCGATGTTGGGTACGGAGCTTAGCCAAATTGACGACCCCGCAGAACGCCTTAAATATGCGACACTTGTCGAAGAAGATATGGCCGAAAACCAACACGCCCTAACGCGTTTAAGCGGGACACTGGGAGCAGAGGCCACCGCGATCATTACAAAAGATATGGCCGTAGCGAGGGCGAACATTAAAGCAGAGGCAATCAAGGCCGTATCTAATTCCGTGCAAGCGGCGACCACACGTTTTCAGAGAGTTGTTGAGAACGCACTCATGGGTGGCGACCCAGAGGAGGTACAGGCAAACATTGGATATATCAACGAACTATTAGAAAACCCCTACGTCCAAGCAGATATATCATATTCAGCGGTACTGCAAACACAAAAGCTTGAACTACAGGGCGCGATGGATATAGGCGCAACAATGAAAGCCGCAAGAGGTGCGGGGTCTGCGGCAGAAGCTGTTGGAATTCTCGGCGACAAGTTAAAATCCTTGAACCCTAAGGACCCGACCTATGGGATGAAAGTAACGGCACTGACTAAAGCACTAAAAGGTTTTCAGGAAGACCCTGTAACCGCATTTGATTTAGATACTCCTGAAAAAATAAATAAGTCCGTACAAGAGATTGGCTACACCGCCACACAGAAACAACTACAAGAATTCAACCTACCGACACGCCCTTTGGCTCACCCCTCAATTGAGCCAAATATAAAAGCAGCCGCGACGAATGGAGACTGGGCTACAGTAGCAAGCCTAACAAAGAAAGCCATGGAGTTGATACAACAGGCCACAGGCATGGGGGTTAGCGAGGCCACAGCCGCTACGTATTCAGACTTAGCACAGTTGTTAGATAAGCCCTATCTCAACGGGTTAAACTACGTGGCGAAGGATAAGCAGGAAGGGTATTTAATTGCCGCATTGGAATCCACGCCTCCAAGCGCGGCCGCCACAAAATCCATGCGAGAAATCTTGACAAAAAACCCTAAAGTGTTGGAG